CAAAGTTTGCCCTGAGTGCTGGGAACCAGATCAGCCCCAATTGCAGATTGGTATGTATCCTGTGAATGATGCTCAGGCTGTGCGTGAGCCACGTCCTGACACAAGTTACATAACATCTGGCACAAACGGATTGCAGACAAACCTAACTGGTGGCACTACTGTAAGTGGTGGCGGTACGGTTGAAGGCGGTAGCAGGATCTTTCAATGGGGTTGGAATCCTGTTGGCGGGGCAAGTTTTTATGATGCGGCGTTGACGCCAAATAATTTGAATTTGCTTGTACAAATTGGTACAGTTACAGTAAGTACAACTTAGGAGTTGAAAATGGAAAAAGGCGATTTAGCGCAAGACAAGAAGCTGATTAAAAAGGCTTTTGGTATGCACGACAAACAGTTGCATGAGAGCAAAAAAACTAACCTAACCAAACTAAAAAAGGGTGGCATGGTTGGTGGCAAGACCAATGAAGGCATGAAGGCAATTGGTCGCAATCTAGAAAAAGCCAAAGCAAGCGGCAAGACATATTAAACGGAGGCTATATGGCTAACGAAATGAAACCAACAAAGAAGAATAGTCCTGCTATTCACCGTGGTGCTAACCGCGACAACAAGCCAGCATCTGACTATGCCGTCCCCCATGAGATGGGTGGCAAAGAGTTGGAGATGGAAGACATTGGCTTTTCTGTTGAGATGCCTACCCGTAAAAACTGGACGCCTATGAATGGCCAAGTTTCTATTGGTAACAACGACAAGGTTCGCACCGAAGGCATCACCATGCGCGGTCACGGAGCTGCTATAAAGGGCATTAAGTCTAGAGGCCCAATGGCATGAGCATGACGTACAGCGAGTTGGTAACGGCGATTGAGACGTATACCGAGAACACATTCCCTGCCACGACGTTGGCAGATGGAACAGTTGTAACCTCGACTACGCAGATCAATCGTTTTATCGAGCAAGCTGAACAGCGCATCTTCAACACCATCCAGTTCCCGTCACTACGCAAGAACGTGACTGGAACTATTACATCTAGCAATAAGTATCTGTCAGCACCTGATGATTTCTTGTCCGTCTATTCCATAGCGGTTATAGACGCAACAGGAACTTACACATACCTATTGAACAAAGATGTGAACTTTATCCGCGAAGCATATCCAGATCCTACGGCTGGTGGACAGCCTAAGTATTACGCTATCTTTGGCCCAACAGTGAGCTCTTCTTCAATTAGCAATGAGTTGTCTTTTATCCTAGGCCCAACGCCAGATACGACATACAGCACTGAGTTGCACTATTACTATTACCCAACATCCATAACTGTGTCCTCTGATGGCCACTCATGGCTGGGGGATAATTTTGATACCGTCCTTTTGTATGGCTCTTTGATGGAAGCCTATACATACATGAAGGGCGAACAGGATTTAATTGCTCTGTATACCGCACGCTATACAGAAGCACTTGCAGAAGCCAAACGCCTCGGAGATGGATTGGAGCGCAGCGATGCTTATCGTAGCGGCCAATACCGTGAAGCGCCTTTGCCACAAAACACTGGGGTTAGATAATGGCGTTTACGGGCAACTACGCAACCAATACGTTTAAGACAGGCATTCTGGACGGCACATTCAACTTCAATACTGGGACTACCCAGGTATTCAAGATTGCGCTGTACACCAATGCCGCTACGTTGGATGCCACGACAACAGCCTACACCAGCACAGGTGAGTCGTCAGGCGGTAACTACTCTGCGGGCGGACAGGTCTTGACCATCACCCAAATTCCAACAGTTGGGGTTAGTGGGACTACGGCTTATCTGTCTTTTGCCAATGCCTCATGGACAGGATCAATCCTAGCCAGAGGCGCGTTGATTTACCTGGCAAACGGTACAACCAACCCGTCAATTTGTGTGCTGGATTTTGGTAATGACAAGACAAGTTCTAGTACATTCACCGTACAATTCCCAGCGATTACTAACACTTCTGCGATCATTCGCATTTCATAGGAGCAATAATGCATAAAGAACAATCAGGTTTTGGCGATCACGCCGTAGCCACATTGCAGGCTAATGCGTCCATCCCAGAAGGCATGGGCATTGATGGTCACTACCACGTAGTCTGTCACGATGCTGACGGCAACCTTAAATGGGAAGAAGGTTTCCCTAACTTGGTGGTAGCCGTTGGTAAACAGTTGTTGCTGGACACTTTGCTCCGTACATCAGGCACATATACAACTACTGGCCCATTCTTGGGGTTGATTAACAACAGTACATCATTTGCAGCCACAGACACGATGGCATCGCACACATGGACTGAGTTGACTACCTACACCGTGGGTGGTTCAGCAGTTCGCGGCACAGCCGTGTTTGGTGCATCTACCTCATCTGGTACAACACCATCAAACGTAACAACCTCTACGGCTACCGCAATTACCTACACAATGACAGGTTCTGCTACTGTGTATGGCTGCTTCTTGGTAACGGGTTCTGGTGCAGTCAGCACACTCTCTAGCACTGCGGGTACTTTGTACTCAGAAGGTAACTTCAGCACTGCCAAGACTGTTACATCTGGTGATACAGTCACGGTAACTTATAGCACGACCGCTACAAGTTGATTCGCATAAAAGGCTACTGTGTTCTACACATATGCGCACTACACCCCTGATAAAAACCTTTTCTATATTGGGAAAGGCAATGGGAGACGTGCGTATATTTTTCACAAAAGAAATAATCACTGGAACAACATAGTAAAAAAACACGGTAAACCAGAAGTGCAAATTCTGGCGCATTGGAGTACCGAAGCTGAAGCCTTTGACCACGAGAAGTTATTGATTTCTTGTTTTAAAGACATGGGGCATACGCTATGTAATATGTCTGAAGGTGGAGAAGGCCCGACGGGGTTAAAGCACTCTGAAGAGTTCAAACAAAAAATTCGTGAGTTGCATACAGGAAGTACTTGGAACTTAGGCAGACCGACTTCTACCAAGCAAAAACAAGTAACCAGCCAAAGAACCAAAGGCAATAGTTATGCTGCCGGTAACACAAACAATCGCCGCTGGAAATGGATTGGCACAAGCATTGAAGACGGTAGCACTGTTGTGTTTATTGGGTCTTATGAATTGAACAATGCAGGCTTTCAACACACTAACGTAATCAAGTGCTTAAACGGCACCCGCAAGTCTCACAAGGGCTACACTTGGTCTAAAGAACCGTTGGAGAATAAATAATGGCTCTAGCCCTCAATGATCGGGTACAACAGACTGGCACAGCCAACACCACGGTAAGTTTCACCTTATCTGGCTCTGTCACGGGCTTCCAATCCTTTGCCGTCGTAGGTAATGGGAATACAACGTACTACTCCGCCTTTGACGCCACAGGCAACTGGGAGGTGGGAATTGGCACGTATGCCACGGGTGGTACGTTAACACGTACGACTATTTTGGCCTCCAGTAACTCTGGGTCAGCGGTCACGTTCTCTGGCACAGTCAACGTTTTTGTAACCTACCCTGCCGAGAAGTCTGTCAATCTGGACGGATCAGGAAACGTCAGTGCGTTGGGTACGATTACTTCTGGTACTTGGAACGCTTCTACTGTCCCGGTTGCTTATGGTGGCACGGGCGTAACTGCATCTTCTGGCGCTAACTCGGTGATGCTAAGAGACGCCAACCAGAACGTATCTATCAACCGCCTCAACCAAGGTAGCCAAACTATTACAGCGGCGGCTGGTACAACTACTCTGACTGCGGCTTCTGCATTTAGTCAGATTCTGAACGGCACAGGCGGGCAGACATTTAGACTGCCAGACGCCACAACACTGACAGCAACTACCGCTTTTCAGTTCAACAACAACGCTACTGGCACTTTAACAATCGTTGACAATGCTTCTGGCGCTGTGGGTACGATAGCACCGGGAGGCGCGGCTGATATTGCCCTGCTTTCTAACGGCACAGTTGCTGGTACATGGGACGTCCATGCTTACATCCCTGAGAATGTCCAGTGGGGCACTAACTCTTTAGCGCTTGGCTCTACCGTAATTTCTGGTGGTACTTGGCAAGGCGGCACTATTGCTACTAACTATGGCGGCACAGGACTGTCCAGTTATACCGCAGGTGATTTGCTTT